CCCAGAAGTTGCGTTGGCGGAGACATTGTTGCGGAACAGACTTAGCTGGACGTTCTTGAGAATACGCTCTTCCGACAGGCGGATGAAGAGCGGGAGGTTGTTGACGAAGGTGGTCTCCGAGGTCTCGAGATAGTCCTGCAGAGCCTGCTTCAGCTGGCCGTAAGTAAAGCTCATGTGGTCACCACCGTAACGAAGCCGACAGTGCCAACCACCGGGTAGATGATTGCAACTGGCGGGAAGACTGTGTTGCCGACCGAGACGTAGACGTGCCCTGCCTCTGGGTCGGGACGAGGATTTCGAAGCGCCTGCGGGTCAGGGTAGGCCTTAGGCGGGAAGAGCTGCGGATGCTTCGGGTCATACTCATCCGGGCCGACGAGAAGTCCCGTCCATTCTTTTCGCATGTCGCGCAGCCGGAAGCGGACGCCGGAGCGATCAGAAATACCCCAAGCCTTTTTACCGCTGGCATACGTCATCAGAACCTCAGGTAGGCCACATCAGGCTGCAGCTTCAACGGCACCCGGTCCTCGTCTTCTTCGGCCGCGCGCGTGAACTCTTCGTCATAGATCGCCTTGAGCATGGCCATCCGGTCAGGGGCCCGCTTCATGGCAAGATAGTAAGCCAAGCCAGCAACCATGCAAGGGTAGAACCGCCACGGCATGTCGGTGGTGTTCTGCAGGGTTCCTGCGTCCTCGATGCGGCGGACGTAATAGTAGATCAACTGGTCGGTCGAGTTCTCGGGAACCTGCCAGACGGTAATCTTCGGAGCGATCTGACGGTCGTAGTAAAACTGCGACGGCCGCCCCTGCGTGGTCTTGTTGGGCAGAAGGAAGAAGTCCCCGCGGCTGATGCGCTCGACTTCGTAATCCGTGCCGTCCCGACGAAGAACCATCTCAAGGATGTCCGCGTGATCGGCGTTGACGGTGTAGGTCGCGACGTTGACCGTGACGGTGATCGTGGCTTGGTTCACGGTCCACAGGTTCAAACCGCGGTTGGCCCACTCAGCGAACATCAGGTTCAGGGACCGCCGTGCCGTGCGCGCGTCGTAGCCTGTGCGGACTTCAAGCCCGCACCGCTCATACGCCTCTTCGATAAGCTCGCCGACGTCCAGATTGAACGTCCGGGTCCCTGAGGTTGCCATGGTTTACTTCTTGCCCTTCTTGACCACTGCAGGCTTCATGCCCATGGCCATAGCCTTGCGTGGGCTGATCATGTCAGCCGAGCAGCCCTTGCCGCCCTTTTTGCCAGCCTTCATCATTTCTTCCCCTTCGCTGTTTTGGCGGACTGCCGAAACGCTTGTGCGGTCGGTGCGCCCTTGGTTCCCGGTTTCCGCATCTTCTCGTCAGAGCCTGCGGCGATGCGCTTCCGCTTGGCGTTGATGTTAGCATACAAGCCAACCTTTGCCATCCTCTTCCCTCCGGTTTCCGTGATCTGTTGGGTCATACTACCACGGTTCATGTCAGCAGTTCCACGCTCGAAGTGACTTATTGATCCGGCTGTTTGGATCGCGCTTGGTCTTCTCGCTCGTCAGCTTCGCCTTCATCCCGGACATTCGGGCACAGAATGACGCGCGTCGGCCTTTGTCTTCCTTGCTCTTCGGGTTCGGAGCCGGGGGCTTCAGGTTCATCCCCTGCGCCTTCGCCGAAGCTCGGCCCTTGGCGTTCAGGCCGCCTTTCGGGTCCTTACCCTCCTTGCGTGTCCAAGCTGGGGTCTTGGCCATAGCCCTATCAACCATAGTATACGTTGATGGAATCTAGGTTTTCCGCATAGATGTACACACCAACGCGGGCAAGAAAACCCTCCTCAGGGACACTGAAGCCGTTGAAGAAGATGTCAGTGGCAGATGTGTGGTAGGTCGCAAGCCAGCGGTAGCTATACCCGTTCTGCTTGCCGGACACGTACCGACAAACCGTGCTGGTGGCAATCGTACCGCTGTTGATGTCCGTCAACGTAAAGGTGTCGTTACCTGTTACGGTGATGGTGTAGCTCCCGGGAGTCGCGATGACCCCGGAAGCTTCTTGAAAGGAGATGCCTACAACGTCACCCGTGCTCAAACCGTGGCCGACGCTGGTTACTGTCACTGTCGTTCCGCTGCGGCCATAGGTGGCAGCCGTGGGCGCGACAGTAGTGTCCCAGAACTCCAGCATTCCAGCGCTGCTGGTTCCGACAACGTCGAAAGCTTTGATGCGGGTTCTGGCCTTACGGATAAATCCGCTGCTGTGGAGGTGTCCGGAAAGGATATCTGACGCGCCCATTATGCTGTACTCCTATTAGCTAAGAGCCGCGCCGACAGCGGTGACCCAAGCAGCGCCCGTCGAGACAACAATGCAGTACTCGTTGTTGCCAGCGCCGTTGTCGCTGATCAGGCGGACATGACCTGCGTTAGCCGCGGCCGCCGCAGGCAGCGAAGCCGTGGTCTGGGCAGTGAGGGCGATGAAGCTGTCTGCGCCAACGACGAAGCCGTTGGTAGAGGTCACGGGACCCGAGAAAGTAGTTGAAGCCATGGTTTTACCCCTTGCACAAGGTTTAGCCGCGCCGTCTGTGCAACGTCAGGAAGGGCAACCTGTCTGCGCGGCTGTTCAGCCCTTGCCCGGAGTGTACACGGGACGCCCGTAAAAGGAAAGGGCGAGGTTTCCCCCGCCCTCCCTGTCAACCGTCCTTGAGCGATTAGGCCCCGGTGGTGCCGAACACGCAGCGCGGGTCCGAGAAACCGAACGAGTAACGCTCACGCGCCTTGTAGCGCATGTTGCCCGTGTCGAAGTCAGCTTCCATGCCAGTCGAGAGCGCGGTGCGCTCAAAGTGGATGAAGCCGCGCGGTGCGTCCGTCTTGATGAAGTACGCATCCGGGTCGGTCAGGAAGTCGTTGACAGCATAGCCTTCCGGCAGCATGCCCATCGAACGGATGGCGTTCACGTCGTTGTCGGCGGTGCCGACGCGGAGGTTCGAAACCATCAGGCGCTCAGCGACAAACTGGAGCTGACGAGGAATCATCAGCTTGATGCCGCGGAGAGCCACTTTCAGACCACGTTCGTCCACGAACCCAGCGATGTTGATCAGAGCGTCCTCGAGCGAGGTTTCGTTCAGGTCAGCGTCGGTCGAGGGCTTGTTGGCGAAGGTCGAGCCGTTCACCAGCGGGTGGTTGGTGGCGCAGAGAGCCACGCCGTCACCGCCAGCCGAAGCACCGCCAGTGAAGGCGTTGTTCAGAATGGCAGCGGCTTTCAC